GTCGGCTCACCTGGCCCAACACATCCATCGCCACCACCTACTCGAGCGACGCGCCAGGGTCAGGCCGTGGCCCTCAGCATCACTGGGGCTGGGCCGACGAGCTCGCCGCGTGGTTCACGTGGGAGCTCTGGGACAACCTCCAGATGGGCCTGCGCCTGGGCGCGAATCCGCAGGCGTGGGTCACCACCACTCCGCGACCGATCCGAGTGATCCGCGAGCTGCTCGCCGATCCGTCGACGGCGATCTCGCGGGGCAGCACCTACGACAACGCGGCCAACCTGCCGAGGAAGTTCTTCGAGAAGATCCTCCGCAAGTATGAGGGCACGCGGTTGGGCCGCCAGGAGCTGCTCGCCGAGATCCTCGACGACATCCCCGGAGCGCTCTGGACTCGCTCACAGCTCGAGGCCCTGCACGTCCGCGGGATGCCCGAGCTGGTCCGCGTGGTCGTGGCCATCGACCCCGCCACCACCAGCGGCGAGGGCAGCGACCTCACCGGGATCATCGTCGCCGGCCTGGGTGTGGATGGGCTCGGCTACGTCCTTGAGGACCTGACGTGCCAGCTCGACCCGGCGGGCTGGGCGCTGCGCGCGGTGGACGCGTACGAGCGATGGCAGGCCAACCTCATCGTGGCTGAGACCAACCAGGGTGGAGACCTGGTGGAGACCACGTTGCGCGCGGTCGGGCGGAACCTGCCGTACAAGGGCGTGCACGCGCGGAAGGGCAAGCGCACGCGTGCGGAGCCCGTGGCCGCGCTCTACACGCAGAAGCGCGTTCGACACGTCGTCGTGCCCATGGAGAAATCGATCGGCGGGATCTGGGTGATGAAGGACGCCGTCGCGCGCGGCGGGCTCGCGGATCTCGAAGATCAGATGGTCCAGTTCACGCCCGAGGGCCGCGCGATGATGATGGACCCCGAGACGGGCAAGGCGCGCGACGTCTCGCCCGACCGCGTGGATGCGACGGTCTACGCGCTCACCGAGCTCATGCTCGAGCACGACGAAGGCTGGCTGGTCTAGCGCAGCCGAAAGTCGCGCCGATGTAACTCATCGGCCACCGTGCCCGAATGGGAATCCGTGAGGCATGGGGCGCGCTATGGCACCGTGGCGCTCGCGAGAAGGCCGCCGACGCGCTGGCTGAGACGCTCGACATCATGGGCGCGCCCACAGCGAGGGACGAGGCTCACGGCATCCTCGCAGGAGCAATCCCCTACTCGCAGCCGCCGAAGCGCGGGACCCTCGAGCTGATGGTGGTCTACGCCACCGCGCCTTGGCTTCGCGCGGTGGTGGGCCGGCTCGCGCAGCGAGTGGCGACCACCGAGTGGCAGATAGAGAAAGTGGTAAGCGGCGCCACCGGCGGGAAGGCCATCGTGCCGAAGGCGGCGCAGCATGCCGGCGGGCGCGCGCTCCGCGACAAGGCGCTCGAGCGCTACGCGAAGGCGGGCCTCGAGGTGCAGCCCATCGAAGATCACCCCGTGCTGGACTTCCTGCGCACGGGCAACAGCGTGCTCGATGGCCGTGGGTGCATGCACGTGTCCGCTGTGCACGTGCTGCTCAAGGGCGAATGCTACTGGCTGCTCGAGCGCCACGAGAGCGGCCCGATGGTGGGCTTGCCCAAGGCGTACTGGCCGATCCCACCGTTCTGGGTCGCCGAGATGCCCACGGTGAATCGGCCGTTCTATCGGCTCGCGTTCATGAGCTGGAACGTGATGGTCCCCGAGAGCGAGGTTCTTCGATTCACCGATCCAGATCCGTTCAACCCGTTCGGGCGAGGCATCGGGATCGCGCAGTCGCTCACCGACGAGATCGACGGCGATGAGTACGCGAAGAAGTGGATCAAGGGCCGTCTCTACAACCACGGCATCCCGCGCAATCTCGTCACGATGGAGGGCGGCGACAAAAAGGAGGCCGAGCGGCTCAAGGAAGAATGGGCGGAGAGCTTCCGAGGCATCCAGAATTCGTTCCGCACGTGGTTCACACCGCGAAAGCTCACGCTGCTCCAGGTCGAGCCGAAGTTCGAGGAGATGAAGCTGCTGGAGCTGCGTGCTTCTGCGCGTGACTCGATGCTCGAGGCCTATGGCTACCCAAAGGAGTTGCTGGGCATCCTCACGAACGCCAACAGGAGCACGATCGACACAGCCGAGTTCCGCCTCGAAAAGTACGCCGTCGAACCATGGCGCGAGTTCTTCCGGCATGGGCTCCAGCACCGGCTGATGCCGGCCTATACCGACAAGGCCGTGCTCGGCTATGAGAACGATGTGCCGGCAGATCGCGAGTTCTTGCTGGCCGCCGCCAAGGCTCGGCCGAGCGCATTCTCGAACAACGAGGTGCGCGAGTTCGCCGGCATCGATGCCACAGAGGAGGATTGGGGCGACGAGCGGCCGTCGACGGATCGCCTCCTGCCGCTGCTCGGTGGCGCGGTGGGTCCAGGTGCCGATGCCCAGCCCACCGACGCCGCGACGCCCACGGGTGACGTGGCGCAGCCGAGCACGTCGCTCAACGGCATGCAGGTGCAGTCGCTCGTTCAGATCCTGCAGAGTGTGGCGTCGGGCCAACTCCCACGCGCCAGCGGCATCGCGCTCATCGTCTCGGCGTTCGCGCTCTCGCAGGACGCCGCTGAGGAGATCATGAGCGACATCGGGAAGGGATTCACGCCCGAACCACCTGCACCACCTGCAGCGCCGCCCGAGACTGACCCGGAGGTGAAGAGCCTGGTGAAGAGCCCGCGATGGCTGCGCCGCAAGGGCCCCAACGACGACGACGGTAGGCCATTCACCCACGATGACATCGACGACATCGCCGATGCGATTGGCTCCGATTCAGTGGCGCTGGGCGGTGATGATCTGCAGTCGATCCTGGAGAAGAACATCCGGTCCATCGGAGGCAAGACGCTCCAATCGCTGGGCATCAAGCCCAGCGCGTTTGACTATCGAAGCCCGGAGGTGAAGCGCTATCTCGAAGAGGATTCAAGCGAGTCGATCTCGGGCATCAACGACACCACGGCCGACGACATCCGCGCAGCGCTCGGCAAGGTGGCCGACGATGGCGGGAGCGTGGCCGATGCAGCCAGAGAGATCCGGCGCGTGTTCGATGAGGCGAGCACCAGCCGTTCGGAGGCAATCGCCCAGACCGAGATGCTCCGCGCGAGCGGAGTGGCCACCCAGGAGGGCTTCAACCAGAGCGGTCTTTCGCTCGAGAAATATTGGCAACATGGTGGCGGCGAGGATGACCCGCGCCAGGGCCACGTGGAGCTCGCGGCGATGGATCCGATCCCGCTCAATCAGCCCTTCGTGAATCCAGAGACCGGCGTGTCGATGCAGTACCCTGGCGAGGCCGGCGACCCTGGCGAGGACTGCAATTGCCACTGCTCGCACTGGGCGCGCGCATCGGATCCTGAGAAGGCGGCGAAGGCACTCGCGCCCACGGGGGCGCAGCAGCGGGCGTGGCGAAAGAAGGGCCACGCCGCCGTGAAGCGCGTCGTCAAAGCGGCCTTCGCGCGCCAGCGGACGGCCGCGCTGAAAGCGCTCCGCTGACGGAAGTCGCGCCGAAATAGTGGCTGCTCCACGCTGCGATTCATGCCGCGCGCGATCACGCTCGAAGAGCTCAACGCCAAGTTCAAGGCCGTCGCCATCGCCGCGGGCTACGGCGATTCGCTCGGCGGCGCCGAGGCCAAAGCGCAGCTCCGCGCGTTGATCACCGCGAAGGACGCTGCGCCGATCGCCGCGCCGCACGTGCTGCAGATCGAGTCGATCGACGAGGCGAACCGGACCGTCGTCTTCGTCATGTCCGATGCGACCAAGGATCGGATCGGCGATCGGCTCCTGCCGGATGGCTGCCGCACCGCCAACTTCATGCGCAACCCGCAGTTCCTCTGGATGCACCAGATGGGTCTGCCGGGCCTGGGCAAGGTGCTCGAGCTCTGGATCGAGAACGGCCAGCTCAAGGGCACGGCGTGGTTCACCCCCGCCGAGATCGACGAACCGGGCGACCCGGCGCACAGCTTCTCCGAGCGCTGCTGGTCCCTGGCGAAGGCCGGGATCCTCAACGCTGTGTCGGTCAGCTTCAAGACGCTCGACGCGATCTGGAACGGCGAAGGGCTCGACGTCCTCGAGTGGGAACTCCTCGAGTGCTCGCTGGTGACGGTGGGCATGAACCCGAA